GCCTGTTGCAGTTAACTACAAGATGCATGGGAAAACTTATTACAGATCTAGGTGTGATACTTGTATAAGAAAGAAGAAAAGCAAGCCTGCGGCTAAGCCACGTTGGCTATTGGATGGCTACAAAAAGAAACCACACTGTGAAAAGTGTGGGTTCAAAGCCAAGTTAAAAGAACAGCTATTTGTCTATCATATAGATGGTGATCTAAACAATACCAAACCTTTGAACTTAAAAACAGTATGTGCTAACTGTCAATATGAAATCGCCCGAGAGGGTTTAGGATGGCGTCAAGGCGATCTGACACCCGACTATTAGTGATGTTAATCTCAATTTGATTATATAGCTCATCCAGTGAACCGTCATTGTTCAGCACTATATCAAATTTCTGCCCAACCCAAGCTGTTTCACTAGCATGGATACCTAGTTTTTCTATATTATGTTTGCTCAATGCCCAGTTCATATTGCGGCTAGGACCCTTGTTCAGGCTCTTTGCATCTTCAAACCATTCGGGCTCAGGACCGCGTTTGATACGCACAACCTTACCGCCTGTGTTGCGTATAGCCTTGATCTCATTAGGAAAGCGGCAATCTGTTATAACGATATCATCTGTTGACTTGCGTAGGCGATTTTCCAAGCTGGCTACCCACATGTTATCATGGAATCCTTTGCGAACTACCTCTGTTCCCCAATACTGTAGGACCCAGCGCGGAGTAATATCCATCTTAAGACGGTTAGACCACCATTCATCACGAGTTTCACGCCATTCACGACTTTGTTTACTGCGACCTTCTAACATGTCACGATCCCAGCCAAAAATCTGTGCCACAGCATCTTTAAGGCTGTTAGCAAAGCTCTCACGGCGGAACCCATGGAAATTAACCAGATAATCTGCGACTGTATCTTTACCCGAACCGATAAAGCCCACGATACCGATGACTTGACTCATTGAAATCCCCTTAGTTGATATTACTATTTTACGAGAGTTTTAGACAGTTGTCTAGAAGTTTTTAGCCAGTTATCCAAGTCAGTGGCATGCTGCCATCAACATAATTCCTGATATCTTCATCAAGTTTGACTAGTAGTTCGTTGCCTTCTTGTTTGAGTGCTGTTCCGTTTAGCGTAGTTCCACCACCCGGGCCTGCTATCGTAGCGAATTTTTCACGTGCATTACCTACCGCTATCAACACAAATGCTAGGGCATAGTCTTGTATCCAAGGGAATGTGCCTGGATCATTTAGGAGCATGATATCTGGTTTATAGTTGTCTAGGTGTAGCAATACACTTTCTGCTTGATTCTCATCAAAGTTGGCGCCTTGATTTGGGATCTTGCGGACCAGGGTAAGTTTTTTAGTTACCTTGTTCCATGTAAAGTTGATATATCCACCAAACATGGTCATGGCCAGTTCTTGATATCCTGTAAACAATTCGTAGCTGGCTAGCCCACCAACACGCCCTGCTACCAGCATATAGGTATTTAGATATCCTGATGCGAAGGGTTCAAACTGGCTGGCAGTTGTGCCAGACACGCTGCCAATACCACGGCGGAACATTGCACGGACATTCATGATCTCGTTGGGTAAGATATATTCTTGTGTTTCAGGATAGATGTCTAAGAACGCATAGCTTTCTTCTACGCTGTTTGCTGAACGTTGGCGATAGCGGATCAACGCTTGTTTGATGCCCATTTCATAGTGGTCACTGTCAGCTTCAACATCGATCATCTGATCACCCATTCTCAAGCGTATATAATCTTTGATTAGATTCTTTTGGCTGTCTAATGATGTTAGCTGTGCTATTAAATTAGCATCAAAAGCAATATGTCCAGCACCTGTACCTGCATTAGCACTGAATAGAGATTCTGTAGTAAGGCTTAGATTGGCGGTTAGATTACCGGTTGGTGATACGTTTGCTGGTAGTTCAGACATGTAAATTATCCTGTTATCGTGTATTTATTATCGACAACAGGATAAGTTTGGCTTTACGCTACCTTGAGGGGATTAGGTTTTTTGAATCTTTCTTAAATTATCGCAGGTCTGCTGTATCTTAGCATAAACTTCAGATGAGTTGAACTCACCATCATCTGCTTGTTCTAATTGCTTGTAATGTCCGCAATAGTAATCAATTATTTCTGTTCTCAACTGTCGTGCTTCTTGGCTTACTGGTTCATGTGCCATTGCCAGACCGATTATTACCAATGCAGCTTCTATCTTCATTGTATTTTTAGTAGGATAGTATCAGCATTGATACGTCCGTTGAGTTTGATTTCTGTTGTTTTGATATTTTCTAGGAACTTACGTAGTTCTACTTTGTTACTGGCTAGGAATGCTTTAACCTGTTCTTCAGGTTTACGCAAGGTCTTTTGTGTGCTCTTAGTTTCACTAAATCCTGTAATACTAGTGCCTTTAACTCCAAGCACACCACCTTGGTCTTCAGCTACATACTTGCCCAACTTGCGATTTTTAATGTTGTATACCCATAACTGTTCTGCACCGACGATGTCCACCGGATTGATTGATACCAATTTCATTCCAGCATCTTGTTTAAGATATTTTAAGCTACGAACTAGTTTTTCTTTAGCTGGCGGCTTACGGACTGCGGCTTTTTTAGTAGCTTTCTTAGTTTGATTGTAAGCAGTCAGGTCAGCAAATAATTTGTCATAGAAAGCATCATAGCGTTTATAGTCTGCGGCTTTCATATAGCTATAAGCATCTTTAAGATCTTCATCTTTGGTTGTTCTTGCTTCACGCACTTCTGCACAGCGTGGTTCAAACACTGCCTGTATCTTACCTATCAATACCTGTGGAACATTATTTTTTGTTAGATATTCGTAGGCTTTAGGATCCACAGTCTCACCTGTGTATAAAGCATCTTCAAGCATTTCAAAATAAAGGATATGCTTTTTAGCCACTTCATTCATACGGTCTTGTATTGTCGGAATGTAGACTTCTGGTTTCTTTACTTCTGGCGTAGCTTCAAAGTCTTCATCGTTGTCTGCTTTTAATGTTAGCACACGTTTAACAGCATCGAGGATATATTCCACATGACGATCACGCAAAGGCATGCCACGCTCATGTGCTTTGATCAAAGCACAAACTGTAAATGGTGTTAGACAATCGGCCGAGCGTTGGTAACGATCAATAGTAGTTTTATCTAACTTGTGTAAACCTTCGCTACCTTCATGTTGGCGTAACCATGCTACAACATATTTTTTAAGATCTTTGGTGCTGTAATAGTAATTATAATAACGAAAACTTTGGCGTAGATGATGGTCAAATTCTTCATTTGAAAAAGTCAGAGCGCGATCATAATCCCAAATAGGTTCATTACCTGTATATTTTTCGTCAGCGAAATTATTACTGCTAACTTTTGCTTTCTTTTTCATACCATCAATCTTGATTGCCATGCTAGTTCCTTAGTTAATTATTTAATTATACAGAATTTATTTTATCTGTCAACTAATCTGGTTGTCCGTCATCTTCCGTGACACGGACTGCAAGAAGTTCTCGTTCTAATTCACGCTTGACCTGTTTATAGGCCGCACGTTCCATGCTGTCTAGATCGTCCCAAAGCTCTTCCATGCTGTTTAGGGCACCAAAGAGATTGCGATGTCCATATTCTTCACCGTGCCATTGCACGATGCTATAGGCTTCTTCTATTTCCATATATACTGGTGTTCCCATGTTACTTCTCCAATCTAAACTTCATGAGGTATTTATTAGCTTCTGTTAAATCTTTCACTGGCTCTACGGTGTCCAGCAACATCACATGGCGTGATAGCTGTAGAATACGTTGGGCACGGAACAGGCGTTCATAACGGCTTTCACCGGGATAGGGTTGGCTCCATTTATATTCCATTACATAGGCTCCACTGCTGATTTAAAATCTTTGTCCCAGGGTGCTTCTTGGACAGTATCCACCGGAGTGGCCATGATTTCTTCGACTGTCTTTCCCGCAGGTGTATGCGGTATTATGGATTTTTTCGCAGGATTTAAATTATAAACCCAAACAAATACAGCTATCCACAATATAACAGCTATAGTGGTCTTGCTATTCCATAGTTTTCTAATAAAATCATGCATTTAGTCACTCCTTTATTATGTATATTATACTATCTTTTGGTAGATTTGTCAACCATTTAATAGCACACCAAAAGTCAAATATTGTTCATAATGGGATATTTCTTGGTTAATTTGTTCTAATAATTCCTTGTGCTTACGGGTTTGGCGACCCATTCTACGGCAGTTAATTTCTTCTTCTGATAATTTTTTAACCATAGCACCTATGGCATCGCTCATTTTCAGCATGTCGTTGGTATGCTTTTTCATCTTATGTGCAGGTGCTTCTAGTTCAATTTGAACTTGAGCCCAATCTAAACTCTGAGTAATTTCAGCCATAAAAGCAGTATAACACATTTTGGCCTAACTGTCAATGTCGATAAATACTAGATAATAGGATTAGGTAATGCCAAGATTATCACTTTACAAACCCACTAAAGGTAATGACGATAAGTTCATCAATCGCACCATGAGCGAGATGTTTACCGTTGGTGGAGTCGATGTCTATGTCCACAAATATTTGGGACCATTAGCACAGACCAATGCCAGCGCCACAGAATCGGGTGCTACTGGAATCATGGGCATACAGG